ACTGAAGTTCTCCAAGAGCGAACATGGTCTGGAGCATACCAAATGAAACCAATACTATGACTAGTTGGTTCCCAGGTTTTCATAACCGTAAGGTCTTTGCCTTCATGGTTATATTTGTAATGTGTCCATCCATGCTGAGCATTGTATGGAACAAAGTTATCGTCAAGAATAGCAGAGTCACTATATGCAAACCCAACCTGTGGATCTTGATATGCTTTGTTCAGTTCTTCAAGACAGTCTGGGGTGATGATATCATCAGAGTCAACCTCCACAAGAACATCACCTTCACCTTTATGGAAGGCATGATGCTTGTGGTATCCAACATTCTTGGACTTACTATCGGTCTCAAAGATCTTTACCCGATCATCATTCAAGATCTCTTCGGGTAACTTTTCTTTCTCAATATCATTATTAAGCCACAAAACCCACTCCCAATTTTCATGGGACTGGGCTTTGATGCTATCGTATAACACCTTATGATAAGGTGTGTTTTTATGGGCAGGAGTTATTATACTGAACTTTAGGTTCACGAAATGAAATCAGTTAGTAATATTATAGTTCAAGAAAGACTTTCAGTCAATCATTCACCACCAGATTTTTCAGACTCTGCAGCAGCATTACGAGCAGCAGCAGTGGTAACAATACCAAGATTAAACGCTTGCTCTACTTGTGCAGTAACACCAACACCGATAGCAATACCATTAGCATTGCAATGTGCAGTGTTCAAAGAAACGATTTCATCAATAGCAATACGAGCACGGTTAGTTGCTGCATTAGTAATCCAGTCATCAACATCAGCAGCGCAATATTCCATCGCCTTCTGCTCAGTGTCAGTTAATGTGATTGTATAGTCGGGCATTGGATGTATTAAAACTTACTCAGATATTTATATCATACAAACAATTAAAAATCAACCACTCACATAGAAACCAGAAAATTCACTATGACGGTTTCCGGCGGATTCGTGCAAATAAGCATTACCGCTTGCAGACCCATTCACCTCCATGTAGTCATTAACTGCCATATAAACTAATGCAGAACCTTGAATTGTTTCATATTCACTACTTGCAGTTGGATGTGTAACTCTAAATTCCTTAACTGAAGTGCCGTTTTTCATCATATCCAAATAAACTGTTCCCGTTTGATTTGCAATAAACCAATGACGTACATAGAATAAGTATAAACCAGCTCTCTGAGCCGTAAATCTACTATTACTATTACTAAAGACACTCTGATACGATGTCGAAACTGTGTAATCAATCTTTGTACTGCTCTGAATATTATTAGACTGAGTGCTATATGCTACAAATGATTGATTTTTATTATAAATTTGCCCATCTACAGTTAGATCTGCTGTGGTAGTGCTGGTTGACTGAAGTTGGAATGGGAAAGCAGTTGTATCTTGACCATTATAGAAGCGACCAATTTCATAAACAGTTGTTGATGGTGTAGTGTTATATCTGACTCTCTGTTGACAGACCATTTGACTGGTAGTTGTTCCATGATTCCAAGTGATAGATTTACTTTCTTGATCACCCCAGCTACCCCAAATATCAATTGCTCTAGTATCAGTATTTGTGGAACCATCAGAACCAATATTTAAATGTGCATGTGTTCGACCTATTGAAGAAGAACCCTTCAATCTTATTTTACAAGTGCTAGTAAAATCAAGAAGTTTTTCACCATTATCAAGACGCATTCTTTCTTCTGGACCATTATCAGAATCATTCTGCCCATACCAAACAAAATCATACTCATCTCTACTCATCGTGAAGTCCATCTGACTAGATGAAACTCCCAGTGACATATAGTCACCAACAGAATCTTCCCAAAGATTAAGTTTTGGATTCTGTCCATGACTATTACTAAAAGTTCCTCCTAAAGACAAGTTCACAGGTGATGCTGTGGATGTTGAAGTGGTATTACCAAGTAATACATTACCACCTGATTGGATGCGAACTTTTTCTGTATTTCCAGTTTTAATCAATAATGGAATTGCTACAGATGGACCAACTCGTACTTCATTAGATTTGATATCGAACGTAAAATCAGCATTTACATTATTAGAAATATTTACTGCTGATTGATAAGAAGCATTATCATCAACTACAACTTTTAGTTTCCATCCACCAGAAGAGGGAGAACCAATACTTACAGTACCATCATTTGCTACACGAAGTCTTTCTGCTAATGAACCACCAGAAGGTTTTGTAAATACTCTAAAACCAGTTGAAGCACCACCATACAGTGTGGCATTAGATGTTCCACTTGTTTGTAATGCAATATATGGATCTCCTGCGTTCCTATTAATATTAATATTTTCTGCGTTAAATGTAGCGATACCATCAGTCGCTATACGAAATCTTTCCGTTAAATTAGTATCGCCAGCCCTATCTGCAAATGGTTGATGATTGATCGCAAAATGATTTCCAGATGTTATATTAAGACCACCACCGGAACCTCCGGTTGTCATTGTAATATGATCTGTTGTTGAATAAACAGAAGTTATATGTGGAGCAGAAGCAGCTTTTACTTCAAGTTTACTTGCTGGATTATCAGTCCCTAATCCAAACGACCCACCAGTAACATGCAGACCATTGGTGAATGTTGAAACACCAGTAAAAGTATTATCTAAGTTCGTTAATATCTTAGTACCAGGACCAAGCTCAAGCGTGTTGTTA